ATAAAAACAGCTTATACAAAAAGGTAATTCGGAGAGTTCAAATGTCCCGTGGGAAAAATTTACAAGAAATGGAGAACGCCGTAACCAAAGGTGCAGCACCCGCTGAGCCCATGCAAACCATGGCAGGCGTGAGCTATGAAGACCTCGGTGGCCCAACTCCAGAAAACAACAAACCAGATGATGATTCTAATAAATTAAAGGATCCAGCTGGTGAAGGTGCTTATGCAGCAAATCTCAAATCAGTAAAAGGTTTTATGGCTAAAACTAAAAAGGAAGAAGTCGAAGCTGAAGAGGAAGAGGTTATTGCAGAAGACGAAGTTGCAGAAGAAGAAGTAGTCGCTGAGGAAGAAGTTACTGAAGAAGAAGTAACTGAACTCCCAGAAATCACTGATGAAGTGGACATCGATGACGATGTTAATGCACTTCTCGGTGGACAGGAACTTTCCGAAGAGTTTAGAGAGAAAGCTAAGACAATTTTCGAGGCTGCTCTAAAGTCTAAAGTTACCGAACTTAGAGAAGCCATGGAAGCTCACTACGAAGCAAAACTCGTAGAAGAGGTCGAAGGCATGAAAGACGAACTCATCGAGCGTGTTGACTCTTACTTAGAGTACGTCGCAGATGAGTGGTTACAAGAAAACGCACTACAAGTAGAGCGTGGAATTAGAACCGAAATGACTGAATCATTCCTCGCTGGAATGAGAGGTCTATTTGAAGAACATTATGTATCAATCCCTGAGGATAAATATGATGTCGTTGAGAATATGGTAGACAAACTTGACGAAATGGAATCAAAACTCAACGAGCACATCGAGAAGAATATAGCTATCACAAAGAGTCTCTCTGAGGCAACAGGTGGTAACATCCTTTCCGATGTTTCTGAAGGCTTATCAAGTACTCAGAAGGAAAAGCTCGCTTCACTTGCCGAAGGTGTTGAGTTTGAAAGTGAAGAATCTTATAAGGAAAAGCTTGAGACTTTAAAAGAGTCATATTTCAAGACTGCTCCAAAAAGAAGTGACTCGGAAGTGTTAAACGAACAGGCTGCAACACCAGAAAATGTTTCTGGTAGTATGGCGGCATACATCCAGGCACTATCCCATGCCACTAAAAAGTGAATCTCAACTTGTTAATTAATCAAACGTAAACTTATTAGGTAAAACGCAAATGTTTGGCAACGCAGAACAATTGCAAGAGAAGTGGAAGCCCCTTCTAGAGCATGATGGAATTGATGAAATCAAGGACAATCATCGTAAAGCGGTTACTGCTGTCTTGCTTGAGAACCAAGAAAGATTTTTAAATGAGGAAAGATCATTCCTCTCAGAAGCTCCAACAGTAAATACTAACACTGGTTCAAGTGCTGGTTTCTCTGGTGGTGCAACTGCAACAGGCCCTGTTGCAGGTTTTGACCCAGTTCTAATCTCATTGATTAGAAGATCTATGCCTAATTTGGTGGCATATGACCTCGCTGGTGTTCAACCAATGAATGCTCCAACAGGACTTATTTTCGCAATGAGATCCAGATTTGTTGATGGCACAAATGCTAACAACATGCTTGGAACAGAGGCATTCTTCAACGAGCCAGATTCAGCATTCTCTGGACAGAACCAAGAGAATACATATACAGATGGATTTACATCTGTTACAACTGGTTTAGGTACAACTGCTCAGTCAGGTACTAACCCAGGCGCACTTAACCCTTCAACAGATGCAAAACAAGTTGCATATGATGTTGGTCAAGGTATGCGTACAGACGACGCAGAAGATCTCGGAGATTCAAGTAAGACTTTCAACGAGATGGCTTTCTCAATCGAGAAAGTTACTGTGACTGCAAAGTCAAGAGCTCTAAAGGCACAGTATAGTTTGGAACTCGCTCAAGACCTTAAGGCAATCCACGGATTGAATGCTGAGGCTGAGTTAGCAAACATTCTATCAACTGAAATTCTTGCTGAGATCAACAGAGAAGTTATCAGAACAATCTATAACGTTGCTGAACCAGGTGCTCAAGCAAACGTTGCTTCTGGTGGAACATTCGACTTAGACACAGACTCCAACGGAAGATGGAGTGTTGAGAAGTTTAAGGGTCTTATCTTCCAGATGGAAAGAGATGCTAACGCTATCGCACAAAGAACTCGTCGTGGAAAGGGCAACATGATCCTATGCTCCGCAGACGTTGCTTCTGCACTTACAATGGCAGGTGTATTGGATTACACTCCAGCACTTAATGCTAACCTTAACGTTGATGACACAGGTAACACATTTGCTGGTGTTCTTCAAGGTAAGTATAGAGTGTACATTGACCCATATTCTGCAAACAGTGCTATCAAACAGTACTATGTTGTTGGATACAAAGGTTCATCACCATATGACGCAGGATTATTCTACTGCCCATATGTACCTCTACAAATGGTTAGAGCAGTTGGTCAGGATACATTCCAACCAAAAATTGGCTTTAAGACTCGTTACGGAATGGTTGAGAACCCATTCTCACAGGGTACAACACAAGGATCAGGAACACTTACTGTTAACGCTAACCGTTACTACAGAAGAGTATCTGTTACAAACCTTATGTAAGTCATATTGCATATTTTTTACAGAGACCCGAAAGGGTCTCTTTTTTTGTGTCTAAATAGTAACATGGACGATAAAAAAGCTGCAAAACTTATTATCAAAAGATCAAAGAAAAATCCAATTTTATACTCACACGCTGAGATTCTTTATGTTAAAAGAATCAAAAAATTGCAAAAAAGTAAATGACTGATTCAGTATCACCCTTTGACAAACAAATAGCCAACAGGAACTACATGTCTCCTCTTGGTTTTAAGTTGATTATAACAAAGACACCAAAGGTTGATTTTCTTTGCCAATCTGCGAACATACCTCAAATAAGCATGGGAACTGCTGTTCAACCAACTTATTTGAAGGATATTCCTGTGCCTGGCGATAAAGTTTTGTATGATGATTTGACCGTTCGTTTTCTAGTAGATGAAAAGATGGAAAACTATCTTGCAATCTACAAATGGATCACAGGCCTTGGATATCCAGAATCTTTAGGTCAATATGATCAGTTAAAAAAAGATGACATCAGAACTGATGCTAGTATCAGTGATGAATCTGACCCTCTTTATTTTCAATACTCGGACGCTACTTTACAAATTTTAAGTAGTAATTATAGGCCAAGTATTCAAGTAAACTTTAAAGATGCATTTCCAGTTTCACTCTCAACATTAGACTTTGATGTCACAACTCGTGATTATAGTTTCTTCACTGCTTCAGTAACTTTCAAATATTTGATATATGATATTACTGACCCAAGTGGTAATCGACTAGATAATTTTCCAAAAAAATAATTTTACATGATAAATCTTGATAAGATTCAGTCCATGTGGCAAGAGGACTGTAAGATTGATATTGATAATATGCATGAAGAATCAATTAAGGTTCCTCAACTGCATTCTAAATATCATGAGATATTAAACAATTTAATTTTATTACGAACAAAAGCTCAGAAGATACAAAAGAGTGTTCGTCATGAAAGATATGAATACTACTCTGGTAAAGCAGATCCAGAGGTGTATGAAAAAGAACCATTTCCAAAAAAGGTTAGAGATAAAGACGCATTAATTAGATATATGGATGCTGATGATCGAGTATCAGAAGCAAATTTAAAAGATGAATACTATGATGTGATGATAAATTATACAGAGAGTATTCTCAAACAGATATCGAATCGTACATATCAAATCAAAAATTCAATTGAATGGCATAAATTCCAAGCTGGATTTACATGACCCACTTAATTATCAAAAAGAAAAACGAAGTCTTTGTGACAATAGACTCAGAACAGTATGTGTATCATGAACTTTCAGATCATTTTACATTTGAGGTTCCTGGCGCCAAGTTTATGCCACAGTATCGTAATAAGTATTGGGATGGAAAGATAAGACTTTATGATATGAGAAAGAACGAGATCTATACAGGACTTGTGGATCGAGTCATATCATTCTGTAATCGAAAAGGATATACTTATGAGTTTGAAGGTAGTAAATTCTATGGTTTGCCACTTGAAGAGAATGAAATGATATCACCAGAGGGTGTGACTGATTATGTAAAAAGTATATCAAAACACAAACCCAGACCATATCAAATTATGGGTATTCATGATGCACTCAGACACAATCGTAAATTATTACTATCACCAACTGCATCTGGTAAGTCATTAATGATATATGCCATTACAAGATATCATGTTGAACATCAACGTAGAATACTAATTGTAGTTCCAACTACATCCCTTGTTGAACAGATGTACAAAGACTTTGAAGATTATGGGTGGGATGTAGAAAAATATTGTCATCGTGTCTATGCTGGAAGAGATAAGATTAGTGATGATAGTGTCACAATTACTACATGGCAGTCAATCTATAAACTGGATAGAAAGTATTTTAATAACTTTGACGTAGTAATTGGTGATGAAGCTCATCTATTTAAATCAAAATCTTTGGTAAGTATTATGACTAAGAT